CGAGGTTCTGCTGAGCCATGCCGCGCTGTGCTTGGCCTGCGCCTTGAAGCATCGCAGCGTAGGACTGCTGATTGCCAAGCGCCTGTTGGCCGTAGCCTGCAAGAGCCTGTGCACCCGCAAGCTGCTGGCCCGGCAGACCCTGTGCAAACCCAGCGGCTTGCGTGTATCCCTGATTATACAGGTTCGCCAGCGTCTGAGCCGTATTCAAATCTTCTTCGCCTGCAAGCTGCGCTTCATATACGCCACGACGTTCGTTACCGAATGCCCGCGATGCGGCAAGCTGCGCCTTAGTAGAAGCGTCACGTTCAGCGCGGTTCTGTGCAAGGCGGGCCATCGTGGCGTCGATGACATTGGTTTGGAACGGCGACATGAAGCCGGAGACATCTTGCTGGAACTGCTGCGGCGTGTAGCCTGCTGCACGCTCAGCAACTTGGGTGGCTTGCTGAAGTTGCGGCATCCCAACTTGTTCAGTGGCGGCGCGGGTAGCAACGCCGAACGCCTGCTCTTCAGCGGGGCGGAAGCCTGCGATGCGTGGCCCCTGATAAGCCTGATACGGAATGGACGCAACTTGCTGTGCCGCTCCGTAGTTACGCGCCAGAATATCCTGAATGAAAGGATTTAGTGACTGAGTTTGAGTAGTTGTAGTCGCCATTATATTCCCCGTGCGGATTGGCCGCTTAATCCTTCGTTATTAACACAAAACAAATTAGATTGACAGCCCATTACGCGTGCCGTGCGCGTACTTGTTCAGAGTGACTTACATAAACTTCAACAGGATGCCCGTCTTCATCAACCATGATAAGACGAGCAGGTGGGTAGATACCTACATCCAAACCTTGTTCATACTTACTATTAACCGCCAATTCAATAAGACGATTACGCTGCGCCTCATAGGCGGGGTCGTATTGCTGCGGCGCGGGTGGGAGTTTTAATACGCTCATCTGCGGCCACCCGGAATTGCGTTAAGTCGCATGGCCCCTACCCGCCAATCAGACGGTGTAGTTGTCGTTACGCGCATCTTCATCTGGCGTCCGTTGAAGCGGACTGATGTTGGCTGTGTCAAACTATACGGGCCATAAGTTGATTCAGTGCTGGTCGGATAATAGCGCGTCTTAAATGTGGCGGAGACGCTACCCAGATTGCGTTCGTCAGGGATCATCTCGTTGATGTATAGTATCTGGTCGCCGTTTCCAATCTGGAAGGGACCAGTCTCGGCGTATGGCAGCGCCCCGCTGTAGTTCAGGCCGACTTCATGGTCGTAGGTAAAGCCGTCCGTGCCGATCATGAGCGGGTTGCGAAACACGCCGCGATCAGTACCAGCGGTTCGAGCAAGCGTCCCGATGGACCAATGGTTCTCTACATAATCCCATGCAACGTAGCTGTCGTTTTCGTTCGCCCCAGCCGACGGATAGAACCACCAGACTTCGTTGTACTGGCTGTTGTTAACGGCGTAGACTTTGGAGATTTGGTTGATGTTTATGTTGTTAAAAACGTAATCGTAAACTTCGCATGGTAATGGCTTCACATAGCCATCATAAACGTGGAAACCTTTCTGGCCCATCCAGACAGCCATGTTATCAAGAACGGCAACGCAGTTTGCGGACACAGCCCCGCAAGCACGACCTGCAATTTCAGCCTGATACACAAAAGGTTGGCCGACGTAGGTGAGCGTGTGCGCGTCGATGTCTGTCAGGATAAGGTTCTGGCCACGGACACGTTTCGCGGTAATGATCCGCCCAGAAGTTTGCAGTTTAATGCTACCAGCAAGATTTGTGGAAGAAGGTGTCCAGACAGTATTGTTTTCAAGGTCCGACCACGCAACAGTCCGCGCATCACCAGACGCGCCAAGCGCGAACAAGGAGCGTTCAGCGGTGACAAGAAGACCGATGCAGCTTGTTGGCGCGTTGGTGATTACAGCGGCTTTTGTTGGCGTTGAATAGTCAAGCTGCCACTCATACAGCTTTCCGTCAGATGTCGAGCAGCCGACAAGATATTCGCCCCAAGTGTCTAGCGACCATGTGGTGGCGGCTGTTACCGAGCCAGTGTCGGGACGAGGTGTGCCGTAATAGCCACCGCCGTAAGTGCTAATCCCGTAACCAGCCCCCGTAGAAGCGTCGCCAGAACCCGCAGTAAAACCAGTAGGGGTAATGTCTACCAGAACGTTGGACTGTGTTACCGCATAAAGTTTCGACGAAGTTCCGATGGCCATGAGGCGTACACTGCCGTTCGTCTTCCACGCCAGCAAAGAGCGGGCCTTGCCCGTTAGCGCGGTAATGTTGCGCTTCTCCCACCCGCCAACCGGCTGCATCGCGCCCTCTGTCCAGCGCACAAGATTAGTATCATACCAGCGTCCTGCTGACTGAAGCTCAGTTCCGTTGCGAAATACGCCCGGTGGGATGCTGATAGGAATTAGCGCCATGTTGTTTTCCGTGTCTAGCCTTTAGTCCTTATATCACTTCTTGCGGATTTTTACAGCTTCTTCCCATGCTTCTACCGTTCGGCGGTGACGTAAAGCGCAGTCGCCATATTTAGCTAATATATCAACTTCCCATATAGCGCGCTCAGGATCAATAAGCGTAGCTGGTGGCGAGGGAAGCGGCGGACAGTTACTCGCTAGGTTCGCTGGCGGCTGCGGCATTGGCGCGATTGACGCCGCCTTCGAGCAACCCGATAAGGCGAGGGTCAGGAGCGCAAGTAGCAGGAACAGCGGGCAAAGTCTTGTATATCTCGCGGATTGTTTGCTTTTCTCCGGCGACCACGACATCGGCTTTATCTCGTTCGGATTGGTAGAGCGTTGAAATCTCATCTATCTGTCCTTGCATTTGCTGGCGCTGCTTCTCAGCTTTTTCCAGAACCGCAGAATACGCGGCATCGCACTGCCAGTCTTTGACCTTCCACCCGGCGGTAAGGCCAACAGCAAGAGCGCCTGCCGCCACATAACCCATGAATGGATCAATCCGCACCATTTATTTTGCCCCATTCTCTCACCGCAAATATAGTCGCACAAGATGCAATCGTAGCCGCCAAGTCCGTAAGGGAGATTGACTGGCTGTTTACAATGGGCAAGGCTACCGCATTTACAATAACACCGCAAGCAATACCGACACATGTGACCGGACGCCACCAAACCCGGACACGCTCAAGCAGTGCGGTCTCAAGTTCTTTAAGCGTCATTTTGGGTCTGGGTATTTAGCGTGCGGAAGTTCCCAATGCGGGCCGTCCTTGAACGACTTCCAGTCTCCACCCCAAGTGATCGACACATTCTCAAGATGCGCTGCCTTCTTCATGGCCTCTTCAATCTTGTCAAACAGCGGCCAGTCCCAACGAATGCTACCTGCTACATATGGCGCGATGTCAACCGCAAAGCCGTGAATGTGGCGCGAACGCATCGTCTTGGTCGCGCCTTTGGCGAATAGTTCTTTCTGCCGTGCGGGGGTCCGCAGCCCCTCGATGACAGTGAAATCAATATCGGAAATGCTGATGGCGCGTTTAACGACGCGCACCAAGTCTGGATGCACACCCCGAAGGTTTAACAGGGAACGTGGGCCTAGCTTAAACGCCATTACCGATCTGCCTTGTTGTCCAGCTTGTCTTCAATCCGGCGAAGGTGAAGCATAACCTCATCAAACTTCTTGTCGATGCTGTTGAACTTCTCGTCACCAAACTCCAGCTTCGTCTCAAGAATTGCAAGACGATTGCTAAGTTGTGTCCACACACCAATAAGGCCGAATACACCAGCGATTACCGTTAGAAGCGTGTCCATGCCGAAGTTCATATCCATTAGCTTTTCACACTCAGTGCAAGGATTAACTGTTGCACCACGGCGTCTGTAGCCGCAGTATCACAAGTGCCGTCAGGATTAAACGTAGCAGGCACCTCAAAATATATACCGCCCTCGGCAGTGCCTTTGGCGTACCACTCGTCCACGTTTGCGGGGTAGTGTATTGTTAGGACCATATGATTGCCCTCGTCGCGCCAATGGTTGTGCCGAATGGATTAGTTGTAATCCAAGTCCAAGTAGTGTCTGTCCCATCATTAGAATAACTGGCTGATGCACGGGTAAATGGAACACCTCCTATGGTCATAGTAGTCCATCCCTCGTTAGGAAACACGGCGTTCACTTTGAATGTCACGAAGTCAACTCCGGCATCAAACCAACATAATTGGCCAATAAAACCTCCAGTGTTAGCCCAAGTCGTAGGCGTAACACTGCCAGCTAAAACATTAGCATAACCCCAGATTGTAAAACTGGCGTCAACGTACTGGCCGACTGTAACGGTAGCAGAGCCAGTATAAATCGAACCCCCACTGCCAGCCAGTGCGCACGTAATACCGGTCATTAGCTGACCCCTGCGCCGCTGATTACCCATGTAGTAGAGGCGACCTTAACGCATGTTGCTAGGCCGTATTGGGCCAGAGTGCGTGAGCCTGTGTTGGCTGTTCCAGCTTGGCGCAGGGTGTCGGTCGTGATAGACAGGGTTTGGTTGCTGCCGCTGTTGTTGAATACAACGATGGCCGTGCCCACAGGAAACGCGATTGAACTGTTAGCTGGAATAACCACGCCACCAGTTGTGATTGAGATGTGCTTACCTGCATCGGTGAGCGCCAGCGTGTAGGAAGCTGTCTGACTATTCTGCGGCAGGCCACGGAAACCTAGGGTGTCGGCTGCGATAGTTCCAGTAGCCGTAATGGTGACATCTTGGTCAAGTGCAGTAATGTCGGTGTTTGCGCCGGATGCTGCTTTGGCGTTAAGCTGCGTTTGAATCGCCGAAGTCACGCCATCGAGGTAACCAAGTTCCGTTGGGCTAAGCGTCGCGCCATTGGCGGATACGTTACCCGCTATGGCCAGCGTCTTTCCCGCGCCGACGTTTACGCCGACAGACGTTCCTGTGCCATTCGCAGCAAAGAGCGCGTCAATGGTATCAAGATCAGTATTGAGTTTCGTCCCCCAAGTATCGGCGGATGCACCAACTTCCGGTTTCGTTAATCCAAGGTTTGTTGTGGTTGTATCAGCCATTATGCGCCTCTTCAATCAGCGGGGTATTAAACGCTATTCCAAGATGTTTCTGTAACAGATAATTCCGTCTATGTCTCTACTGTTGTTGGCAAAGCACCCCAAGACACAGGCGTGTTCGCAACGCTGTCCCAAGACACAGGCGTGTTCGCAACGCCGTCCCATGTCTCCGGGACAATCGGTTGAATATTCCACGAAAGGATACTCTGCCTATAAAACCTATTCTGGTTAGAGAATAGGTCTGGTAGGATAATCGCAAGTTGAGCGGAAATAGTCGGTGTATAGAACGTATTTGTAGACGCAATCGGTATTGGTGTTAGCGAATAGTTGGAGTTGACGTTAACAGCATAAATTGTGTTGGCGTTGGTCACCAACGGCGCGGTAATGACTTGGTCAATCAACACTGTTACCGCATAAAAGGTGTTTGTGTTGGTGTAGAGCGCGGGGGTAAGCGTCTGGGTGGCGCTTGGCTGCGTTACCGTGGCTGCGTAGAAGACGTTCGTGTTGGAGTAGAGCGCAGGGGTGAGCGTGTTGCTCGACGATACCGCAGCCGCATAAAAGACGTTCGTGTTGGTGTAGAGCGCAGGGGTAAGTTCGTTACTTGCCGTTACCGTAGCTGCGTAAAAGGTATTCGTGTTGGTATAAAGCGTAGGGGTAAGTGTTACCTCGCTTAAAGGCAGCGAGGAAAAAGGTGTGCTTGCAAAAGGAGAAAAACCAAACATTTAAGTTATACCCCTTTCGTTGGTTAACTATCTACTTAAACTTTGAGCCGAATAGCCCTACCACAAGCTTACTCTTACGGTGCTACAGGCCAGTTGATATCGAAAGGATTAGTTTGATCTGTTATGTCACGCAAAGCTTGGCGGTATGCTTGCTGCTCTGCGCTGATTGTCGCGTTTGTCTCTGTGGCTCTTGTTACCCACCAATCGCATTCGGCTAGGCGCTTGTTTCGATCTGCGCGAACCTTGGCCCACTGGCTCTGGTCGCGGGCCGCGATCTCGTCTTCGGTCAGCGGCTCGACTTTAACAGCAAAGACCGCATCTCCCTCAATGTACGGCTCAACGCTCACCAGCTTCTCGGTGGCGGCATCGTGCGGCTTCCAATAAGTGACCGGAACTAGATCATTTTCCTCCATCCACTCGGCCTCTGGGCCAGTGGGTGGGAACGAGACGTTCGCGAACAGCACCGACAAATCGCCGGTCTGCTCAATTGTGTTTTCTTTAACGATGGCGACAATCATTGTGTGTTCCTTTAATTGTCCGGAAACGGCGCAGTGGGCGGCGTGAAGTTGGATGTGTAGCGGGCTACACCTTTGGTGATGCGGAGATCGTCGATGTAGCCGTTCAATGCGTCACCGCCAGTTCGATTAGCGCCAATGTACATATTTTCTGTCTGGTTGAAATTGGTGCTAACAGTTCCTGTGCCGTCGTTCGTACCGTTTATATAAATCTTGGTTTGGTTCGTGCCTGTGCCTTCTCGTACAACAGCAATGTAATACCAAGTAGACGCCGCCAACGTCCCGGTTGAAGTAATTGTGCTCGTGGCATACGTAAACCGAACGCCATTGGTGCTAGTCAAGCTCACGAGCCAGCCAGTAGAGGCCCCTCCCTTACCGACAAAGCCTCTTACGGCCCCGATAGCATTTAGGTAGACCCAAAACTCGATTGTGAAATTACCCGTCCCCAGACGTAAGTCTGGTGTATCAGCGGTAAGAAGCCAATCCCCCGTCCCATCAAACGCCATCGACCCCGTGCCGAACTTCTTAACGCTGGTGCTGATCTGCGCGTTGCCAACCGTCTCAAGGTCGTTCTTCTTGGCGCTGTCTATGATGCCAGCGTTGGTGAAGTTGCACAGCAGGGCCGTTCCGCTAATTGCTGTAAGTGGGGCTGTTGGTGGGGTGAAGTTGCTAGAGTACAGCGCGGAGCCGTTTACAAAACGCACATTGGAGATATTCCCAAGGAAAAACCCCCTGTAACTTGTGTCTGTTGTAGCTTGCCCGATATTTAGTCTTCCACTAAATGCTGTTCGTACAGCGGATGTTGCAGTAGCCACTTGCGTTCCGTTTTTGAATAGACGCATGGTGGTGCCAGATTTCACAGCAGCGAAGTGTATCCACTGCCGTGTGGTGATTGGGCTTGGATCAGTTACTGTGACTGAATTGGCACCAAGCGCATCCTGTTCAGCAAATTCCAGATTACCGCTGCTGTTGATACTAACGATCCAACGCCCATTAGCATTAGCAAGAAAATCCGAGGCAAGTCCTCGCCCTACAAGGTCAAATGCTGAATAGGTTGCTGCGTTAAAGTAGAACCACCCCTCCACGGTGTAGTCAGTGGAGTTTGCAGCCAAAGCGGTAGACTGAGGTGTCTGCAAGAAATCGCCGTTGCCATCGAAATACGCACTACCGCCATTCCCAGAGAACGGGCTGAACGACCCTTGGGTCGTGTTGCCGTTGCGGGTGATGGTGAAGTTGTTGGTGCTGCTATCAAGAAACGTGTTATTCATCGCACCGTTGCTGCCGTCGCCGTGCAGCAACAGACTTACTTGGTTGAAGTTCGGATCAGTCGCTTCTACCGATGAGCTTAAGAACATCCGGTCAAGCATTATCTGCTGTCTTTCATAAGCTGCACACCCCGCCAAGTCGTGCCGCCGTCATCGGTGATAAAGCCAAGAACGTCAACACCTGATACCGTTAGCGTTGGTGCAGTGCCACTAGGCCACTTGATGCCGCTGAACCATGTCTGTGTGCCAGTGCCGCCGTTGGTTAGCTCAAGCAGGAAGCTATAAGCGCGGCTTGCTGGAATGTTTGTCACAGTCCAAGTCAATGCGCCAGAGGCGGTCTTCGTAAAGAAGTTACCCGCAGAGCAATCAATGGCGCTTGCCGCCACAGTTGTGATGTTGCTGCGTACCGAACCAAGGGCATCAAGTGTTGCCGTGGTTGCAGTCCCAGTGAATGTAGGTGATGCAAGCGGGGCCGCACCTGTCACATCAGCCACTGGAATTGCAGCCAATGCCGTCAGCGCAGAAGTTCCGCTGCCTTTCAGATAACCTGTTAGTGTAGTCGCGCCTGTCCCGCCGTTGGCAACAGGTAGAAGGCCATAGCCGTCTGCGATAGCCTTTTCAGATGGGAAGGTAACAAATACATTAGACGTACCCACAAGGGTAATAGCGGCTCCTGCCGCGCTAGACGACAGGACTGTTGTACGTGCTAGTGTAGTGCCAGAGGACGTATAAGTGCCAATCCCCACTTCCCAGTCATTACCGCTGGTAATTGTGTAGTATGTGGTGTTTGCGTTACCAATAACCGAAAACGACTGATAACCAGCTACAGCACCAGCAAGCGTTACCGTGCCAGTGCCTGTAGTAGTTGTAGTTTCTTGTACTCGGTTAGCGAGGATCAAGGCCATGCGTTAATCTCCACGCAATAATGTTTAGAGTGCGAAGATACCTGAAGCGTTCCAAGTGATGGCGATATTACCACCATTTGGCGTTACAGGTAGGCCGGTCACGCTGGTGTCTATGTACGCCACTAGCGGCGATGTAGCGGCTGTTCCTGTGTCAACAAAGATGACCAACGCCTCAACCGAGTTGCCCGTTACCGTCGTGAAGGTGACATCCGCGCCGTCAAACACACCATTGGTGAAAGTCTTGGAGCCAATCGTTTGCGGTGTACCTACAGCCGCCGCCGTAGCGGACGCATAGAACTGATCCGCCGCGTTGTAGGTGTACAGGCCGGTATCAATCAGAGCCACCTTGACAGTGCCTGCTGAGAGGTTGTTGTTTGTTGTGAACTGGAGCAGTTGCTCTTTCCACTTTGGGTATAATGCGTTTGCCATAATCTATTCCTTAACCAAAAGACCGAATGCGGGATTTAAGTTTAGACGAACCAATACGCGCACGCTCATCAGCAATGCGCATATCCTCTACCAGCTTCTCATATAGAGAAGTCCAGATAGCAGTACGTTCATCTTCCTTTAAGTACGGCGAGGACTGAGCCAGCGTACCATACAGGTAGATGTCTGGGCTTTCAGTCAAAAGCCAATTAGTCGGCGCTGCATCGGACAATGCGGGCAGCTTGGCGTAGTAAAGTAGTTCTGCTTCGTAGGACCCATCGGGCTGCGGTAGAACTTCGAATTGCTGGCCGATAGTCGTAAAGAACATCGGCTGATTCGCCGCGCTATACATCTGGCTATCTTCGAGAAGTTGTTCCGGCGTGACGTAGAGCAGCGGCGTGATAGGGTTTGTGTTCAACTGGAACCGGATTGTTTCTTTCCAGTCAGATGGAACAGCAAAGTACGGCGTATCCATAGTGGCGGTTGCCCGCGTCACCATCTTGCGGTGACGAATTTGACGAGTCATCTGCGCTTCAGCAAGCGAGATAAAGTTGGGTATAGCGGCCGTCAAATCAGACCGATTGAGCCAATCGGCAACTGCGGTCTTCAACTCTGAATACGTCGTAATCGCCATTAAACAGTCCCCGGCCTTGTGCGGAAGTAACGATTATCTGGGTCGTTCAACCACTTCTTCATCGCCTCTTGGTCTTTAGTAATACCTTGGCGCTCAAGTTCATAATACACTGAAATCGGGATACTGCCAACCTTTGTCCATTCACCCCAGCGTTCCGGCGCTTCGTTAAACTCGCGCTTGTTCTGCTCGATGATTGCCGAAACGTCTTGCTCTTTCGAGATGATCGCTTCGTCCTTCTCGGCATCGTAATCGTAAAATGTTTTGACGCCTGTGAAAGCATCGTCGTTGATAAGGCGTTTAGTCATAAAACCCTCAATAGTTAGATGAGGGGGCGTTATGCCCCCTCACCCAAATAGACCTTCTTACGAAGTGGTCAAGTCGGCTACGATACCGTGCGCAGCTTGGTTGTTTACCTTCAAGCCATACTCGACGAGGAGCAGAGCCTTCTCGGCGTCACCGGTTTTCGCCAAGTCCATTTTCTGGATTGGACGAAGAACTGCCAACGATGCGTAATCAGGATCGACTACGAACGCATCGCGGTCACGCTGGAAGCGGTTAGGAACGATGTTGACCGTACCGAAGTCCGACACATAAACGTCGGCTGCGCCGATGATCTGTGCCTGCTGACCAGCAGGAACGTCGCGGAAGCGAGTTGCGATACCGGTGAATGCAGAAGCGGCCGTCTTGTTGAACGGACCAACCATCAGCATCTTAGGCGTGCCACCCGAAGTCCAGACGCTCTGGATAACACCCTTCAACAGGGTTTCGGTGAACGCACGCTGCGTACCATCGGTACGAGCAGCAGTTGGGGTCGAGCCAACAGTTGGGTTAGCACCACCTGAGCCGAACGAAGTGTTCGAGGTCAACCATGCAGGCAGACCAGCAGTACGACGTGCAGTTGTGGTGTTACCAGCAACCGAAGCTTGGTTGGCAAGCAATGCGCTTTCCATGTCGCGCTTCAGTTCCGAACCCAGCTTTGCAAGCTGATAGGTCATTTCGTTACGACGACCAGCCTTATCGACTGCTTCAAGCGTACCGGAGATTACGACGTTCTTCGTGCTGATTTGCGTGTAGTTACCAACGCGTGAGGTTGGATTAACAGCAGTGAACGAAGAAATGTCGTCACCTTCGAGTGCGGCGTTAGAAGCCGAGGCCGCAGCCAAAACGTCCGTCTGCCATTCGAAGTAGGTGTTCTTGACGCTCTCGCGGCCGATGTTCGAAATGAACGGAGTTTCTTCTGGCGAGATGTTATAGATAACGTTCGACAGGTCTTCACGAATACCGATAGCTGAGTACCGGGTAAAAGTATTTGCTACAATAGCCATTAGTTCACATCCTTATTAAATGAGTTTATCCAACAGGGCCGCTGCGTCTGCGACACGACCTGTACGCGCAAGGCGCTGGGACGCTTTCTTTACATCGGTTGAACGTGTGTTAACTTGAGAACCTGAAGAACCGGGACGGACGATCCGCGCAACCTTTCTTGGCTGTGCCTTCACCTTTTCCACTTTCTTCGAACCCTTATCAAACATCATCGCTTTGCGCAGGATTGAGACGTGACTGGCTTGAACAAGTGCACTCAGGTCGCGTTCGCTAAACCCGTTGTTTATAGCCCATTCACGAAGTTCCTTAGCTTCGCTTTGCATTGTACTTTCGTCTTTCCATTCAGGAATGACTTCCGTGAGTTTGGCGCGCTCTGACTGTACAATGTCAGCCAAGGCCCGCTGTTGCTCTTTGCTCATCTCTTCCGCAATCCGCTGTTGTTCAGTATTAATAGCCTGAAGTTTAGCGGCTCGTTCTTGACGAGACTTATTCCAATGCCGTTCTAACCGCGCCGCCTCAATGGGGTCTTCGTTATAAAGATTGTCCCAATCAGGCTCAGCGTCGGACTGTACCTCAAGTTGCGCTTTAAGCGCCGGTAACAGTTCCGCGTATTGAGCGCGTTCCATTCGGATCGCTTCGGCTTCGCCGTGGAACGACTTGCGTTCTTCAGCTAAGGCCTGAGTTTTCCGTGTGTAATCCGAATAACGAGAATAACCTTTCCGAAGTTCGTCAAGGGTGACTTCCAATTCTTTGCCATCATCTTTTACCTTGATGACTAGATCGTCAGGAAGTTCCTGTTCGATAACCTCTTCGTTGTCGTACTCTTCATCCGGGTCAGACTCTTCGGCTTCCTCTTCTTCCGAGTATTCCTCGGCTTCAGGTTCTTCCTCATAGCCCTGAGCCTCTTCAGGCTCTTGCGCCTCGGCCTCGTCTTGGGTGTCCTCATCAGGGCCAAGCAATTGGTCGATGGCTAGTGTTGCTTCGTGGAGGCCGATCCCACCACTGGGGTTGCCGACTTGTTCCGTCATATAGCACCTTCTTTATTAAATGTTAACTCCTTGATTTGGCGACTAAGCCGTCGTCAAGGATTGCCTGTAGGCGGGCTTTCAACCGCTCAAGTCCTTTGAGCGTGTGAAACATGTCAGAGCGGGAGCCATAGTCAGTCGGGGACGACATACGCCACTCTTCAAAAATATCTCTTTCCACTTCGGCGAATGCCTCCTTGAGAATCTCATCCTCAAGAAGGCGCTTTGCGTGGTTAGCTTTTGTAATAGGGTCCATTAGATCAACGGCTCATATCTAGGGTTTGTTACCATTGCGGGCGGTGCTTGGGGAACTGCCATAATGGGCGGTGCTTGGGTAGGGGTAGCCGCAGAATTAAGAAGGCCGTATCCCGGCTGGAAGAACATAGCTTCCGGACCGAAACCATACCGCTCATAATCTAAGATGGTTGGATTGGCGCGCATATCTCGGCCTGTGCCAAGACCTATGCCCGGTCCAAATTGGGAGACATACGGCATTCCTGTTCCCGTACCATCGCCACCAGCCAAGAGGTTTTTTAGAAGATCGGCTCCGATACCGCCAATAGACAGGAGTTGGGGTATGTTGAGGCCAGTGCCGAGAACACCGCCCTTGTCAGCGGGAGGTGGTGTGCCCGCCGTCTGTGCTGCGGTAAGCGCACCGCCGATTGCCGCAGGAATTGCAGTTTCAATACCAGCTATAGGTAGGGGAGCGGCTACTGATCGTGGCGCGCTCACGACAATAGTTTCGTCGGTGGGGGCGGGTTCTGACGGTAAAGGCTCAGGCAGAACGCTCTTTGGTAAAAATTCCGTGGCAATAGGTGAAACTACTCCGGCCAACGCGCCACCGTAATTCGGTACAACAGGCGGAACTCTAGTCCCACTGACGACAATGGTGTTGTCCAATGGAGGCTGTACAGTTTCTGGTACAGGTTGCTCCGCAAACTTTTCGGCTGGCGTCTTGTAGCCAGTGATGTCGCTCAACCCACCTTTTATGGCCTGAGATAACAGCGTGTTACCTATGGCGCTTCCCGCGCCCTGAGCCGCTTTTGAAAGGCCAGTGACAATAATCTGCTCAGCGGCTTTTTCTGCTGCTGTTTTTGTTAATTCTTCAGCGGTCTTGCCCGCGAGTATACCGCCGACATTGCCTACGGCTTTTCCGATTGCTTCGTTAGCGCCGGTCACGTTACCTAAACCTGCCGTTGCCCCGCTGATTAAACCTGCTTTAAGAGGGTCTTTACCTGCCAACCCTGCGCCCGCTGCACCCGCCATAGCGGCTCCAGCGATTTGCGCCGGTAGACTCATGCCCCCGGTCAATAGCGCCATACCGATGGGGAGCGCGACACTGGCTATATCGCCGACAGTGCTTTGGTTCCGCTTCTCGCTGGCGATGATGCTATAGCCGCTTTCTTGTTGAGGGTTCGGGGTCTGTATCTGCCACTGCGCCTTTGCGCCTTCCTCGGCGGTAAGCGCACTGGCGCGATTGATTGCCTCCTGCGCACCCTCGTACCCAACACCCTCGTAGACTACTTTCCCTGTGTTTTTATCAAAAAGGCGAAAGACTTGCGTTGGCGATGTTACCGATATGTAGTTGTCACCGTATGCAGTCGGGTTGCCTTTACTCGACAACGGCGCTTTGAACAGTTGTAGGTTAGGGTTAGTTGGATATATCCCGCCGCCAGCACCGCCGCTACCAAAGTCCGAACCGAAGTTCATCCCATACAAGCCGCTCAGGTCCAAGCCCGACAAGTCTATGGCGGGGGCAGCCTCCTGCGTCATTGGCTCAACCGCAGGTGTGACGGGAGTAGTCTCCTGCATCGTTGGCTCTGCCGCAGGTGCAGTGTACCCAGCGGCAGCCAGAAGTCCCTGTAGCGCGGGGCTATTGAGGTAATAGTCTTCGAACATTACATCATCCCTTCTGGTGGCATTTCTGGTTGCATCGGCATTTCAGTCGGCATCTGCGCTTGTTGAACCGCCTGTGCCATCTGTGCGTTTTGCTGGGCCTGCTGAGCCTGCACGGCTGCACGATCCATCTCGCCTTGCTGGCGTAGGAACTCACGGTCGCGCTGCATCAACGCTTCGATGTTGGCTGTGTTTACCTGCGCACCGTACTTGGCTTCAATCTCGGCTGCCTTAATCATCATATCGGCATCGAGTTTATCGCGCTCACGGTCGTCCTTGCGCAGCATCTCTTCGCGCTGCAACTCAAGTTCTGCGGCCTTCTTCTGGATGTCAGCGCGGATTGCTTCCATCTGTACCTGCGACAGCATCTCTTCCGGTGTCGGCTGCGGTGGTGCAGGTGGTGGTGGAGGCGGCATCATGGCTGGGTCTTTGAAGAACACAGTCGGGTCTTTGAATCCAGCCAGCGCCATCATCTGAGCTAACGTATTATAGTAGCCCTGCATGTCGGCCAGCGGTGCGCCCATCTGCATCAGCATCTCTTGCTTGGCTGCGACTTGACCCAAGAACGCCATCTTCTCTTCGTTGCTACCAGTACCGATAGCGACGTTGACAACGACATCCATGCTCGTGTCCCACACACGTGGGTCAATCGGCACGAACGTATTACGCAGACGTACCATGCGCGGTGCATCTTGGTTCTTGGCGATAAGCTGCATCGACTTGTGGAACAGGCTCTTCATACCCGTCTCGGCGAAGATACGGCAAATCAGTTCGATATGCTGCGCCGCAGCAGTAATCGTGGCTGCGACAGCAGCGCGGGTCGAAGACTGAAGCGCATTCGCATCAAGGCCAGACGCGGCCTTGGAAATACCTGTGCGGTTCTCGCGCAGTTCGTCCATGTACTGCAACATCGGGAAGGCTTGCTGCCCGACGAACGGCATCACGAATGGCTGCACCATACCCGGTGCGCGCATACGGATAATGCCACCGACTTCGGTGTTCATCACGTCTTCGATATTGACTTGGCCTTCAACGACACCCGTGCGTGGGTGGATTGACTGGGCCAAGCTGTCCAGCGTGTTACGCAGGATGTTCGACTTGATAAGCTGAATGTCCATCGTCACGTCGGCAATCGACATACCGAAGAATGTGTGCGGCTCTGGATCGGGGCAGAAGTCTACGAACGGAATAAAGTCGCAAGGTTCCCAATGCAGTATCTTGTTGGCGGAGCCAGCAACGCAGACGCGGCAAAGTTCCGCGATCCCGTCGCCGTCCATGTCAACGTACACATAGCCCTCGATGTAGAGGACTTTACGGGATGTTGTATCTGTGCGGCCTGTGATTTGAACGAACGCTTGCGGGTTACGGTCGAAGGTTTCTTGGTTGCCTTCAAAGTCGTCAAGCGTTTCGAAGCCAAGGTCTTGAACCTCATCGAAATCGTAGCCCATCTTCACGAGATCAGACACGGTAACGTAACGACGGTGGGCTACAAACTCGGCGGTCTCAATAGAACGCGCACGGCGGTCAATCAGAAACTCTTCGGGCGGTACAGACTGAACGCACAGACGGCCCTTCTCAACTGTACGGACTACTGTACAGTCGTAGGTCGCGGGCTGCGTTTGGCTCATCATGCCCATCGGCGTTTCGACCATCATCTCGCCGTAGGTAATCTCTACGTCCTTAACTTCGATATTGGCATCGGCCTGAAGGACGGAGAATGTAGCTTCGTCCAGACCCGTAAAGTAATGGGTCGTGACATCTTTTTCGGTATTCCACCAAACTTTCATGATACCGTTCTTACGGATCAGGGCATCCTTAAATGTGGAATAGCATTCGTTAAATAGGTTGTTGTCGCGTGTCAGGCAGTAGTTGACGTAATCCGTCGCTTGCTGCGCGGTGGCCACATCTTCTGGGCCGTTCGGCGCAAACTCGACGACGTTGTTCGCCGCGAAAAATACCTTCATGATCGACGGCATCATGGCCTGTACAGTATCCCGTACATCCATTGACATCGCCTGCGACCGGCCTTCCTCTTCGTTGCCGAAAGGTTCGCCCTTATAGTACTGGCCCGCAAGCGCACGCTGCGGGCTGATGTCGTCGTCGATATAGGATTGAGCGTCGTCTATCTCGGCGATGATGATGTTCTGAAGTTCTTCTTCAGATATAGGCTCTTCGACCTGCTCGTCTTCCATCTCTGGTTCTTCAATGGAAACTTCTGTCCCATCTGGCAGTTCCATCGAAGTTTCATTAGACATATCTTCGCTGTCGTCGTTTTCCGAGTTGGCGTTGGGAACCCCGGTATCTTGATACATACGGTTGTTCTTAGCCATGTCGGCCTTACTCGGCTTACGGTTATTGCGATACGCCATATTTTAGCCTTACTTCTTTTTGGACTTGCCAGCTTCGGACAGGGCAATAGCTATAGCCTGTTTGCGTGATTTAGCCAAGGGAGCCTTTGCGGGGCCTTTAGGGTTTACGCCAGCGTGCAATGTGCCGCGCTTAAATTCGCCCATGACCTTAGCCACTTTCTTGTCGGCCTTAGTTGGTTTCTTCACTTCTTTTTACCCTTTGCGGTTTTCGCAGCGGCCTTAAACGCGGCTGCGGTAGGAGCGCCCTTCGTTCCCGGCTTACGCATCTTTTCGCCAGAACCAGCTTTGATCCGTTCCTTCTTGGCTGCGATGTTGCTGTACAGACCCATCTTCATTTTGACTTCCCCTTGTTTCGGGTGGATATTGATTTGGCTTTGGACTTCGCGTCTGCTTTAGATGACGCACCCCACGCTTGCAGAGATAAGAGAAGGCGGGTCGGTTCGCCTTTCGCATTACGCTCCGGCCCCGGCATGTTTCCCATACGTGCTAAGAATGACGCCCTCCGTGGATTATCCCCTGATTTAACAGGCGCTTTCAAGTTGGCCCCTTCGGTCTTCTTGAAGTGGCTGCGGCCTGCTTCGTTGAGGCCACCCTTCGGATTCTGAAAACGCTTTGCGACCATGCAACCAAACCTATTTCTTCGGCGTATACGCGCCGCGTTCACTCAAATACACAATGGCCCGGTAAAGAACTTCTGTACTCTCTCTCGCATGGCCAAGAACTAAATTACACCCCGAACATAGTATGCCGCGCACATCACCCGTCTCATGGTTATGGTCTACGACAACTGATCGTTTATCTCTATACGCTAATGTATCAGATATTTCTACCTTACAAATAGGGCAAGCAAAATTCTGATTGGTGAGGATTGTTTGGTACTCATCATTACTAATACCGTATCTACGCAGGAGATTGCGGTTGCGGTGGTAATGCGGGCGGGCGGCGGCAAAGGCTTGTTGGTACGCACGCATACACTTCTTACATGTACGCCTTTGGGCGTGGAAGTTGTCAGTCGGCTTCTCTTCGCCACATTTCGGACAAGTTTTTGTTTCCACGGATACGCTCCCTGTTACGGGTCTATACCCTATAACTTACAGAAAAGCAAAAAAGTAGGGTGGCGGCGTTCCAAACGAAGGAGCCACATCGTCTCGTCGCTATTACCGGCCTAGCCGCGCACACCCCTAGTCGCCCGGCAGGGAGAGGGAGAGGAGAAACCTGCCGGGCAAAAGAAATATATCACATCATTCGCTTATGTCAAACAACACCCTTGATGTTACGCCGTAAGGCCCCCGACTTGTTGGCCATCGAGTATCCGTGCATGATCGTCGATATGTCGGTGGCGAGGCACAGGCA